AAACTAAATAATTATATCGGTTATTTCCCAATTGGGCAACCACAGGTCGAAACTGAGGAAGAAGGGCGGATTATTGGAAAATTAATTGATAACCAAGCCAATTTTGACTATTCCGCACCATCAATTCGGTTTTGGCACCAGTTTAATATGGCCGAACACATTGGGAATGGCCCAAAATTTGGGTTTCCAATCTTCGAGTTAGACCAATTTAACAAGAAAGAGTTGCATAATCTTAATTTTTTGGACGAAATTATAGTCACATCTCAATGGGCGAAAGACGTTATTGCTGCGGATAACATAGAAAAACCCATCCATATAGTCCCGCTTGGCGTTAATCCCGCGATTTTTTACCCAAATGGAAAACACGGTTTAGCTCCGCGAGGTAATCGCCCATATACTTTTCTAAATATTTCTAAATTTGAATATCGTAAAGGACATTTGGAATTGGCCGAAATTTTCAATAAGGCTTTTACCAAAGATGACGATGTTCAATTATTGATGATGTGCCATAATCCATTTTTGAACGAGGCCGAAGTTAACGCATTTATGGTTCCATACAAGAATAGTCCACTGGGCGACAAAGTTTTGTTTCTAGACCCATGCCCGACCCACCACCACTTGGCAGGGCTTATTCGCGGGGTAGACTGCGGTGTTTTCCCAACAAAGGCCGAGGGCTGGGGAATGGGCTGTCTGGAAATGATGGCGTGCGGCAAACCAGTAATCGTTACCAATTATTCCGCCCTAACCGAGTATTGTAATGATAAAAATTCCTTCCTTATTAATATTACCGAAAAGGAAATCGCAAATGACGGAAAATGGTTTACATCAGGGATTGGTTCATGGGCGAAGTTTGACGAACCACAAATTGAACAAACAATTGAATATATGAGGGTGGCTTATAAAAATAGAATAATGGATAATCCCGAGGGAGTTGAAACAGCAAAACAATTTACATGGGAAAATAGTGCCAAACAATTACTTAGTAATATTGGTTAAATAATATGAAATATTTTAAGTGTTTATTATTTAAGATTTATTATAAAGTTAGATTTGGTAAAATAACCGAACGAATTGTTGCAACGACTGGGTATAATATTCCAGCAGAAATAGAATATTTAGATAGAAATAATAATATTATTGGATTTTGGGCCTATGGTTATTGGCATCCAAATTATCCATATAAAGGTGATTAATAAATTTAGGAGAATATCATGGAATACGAACTTGATTTTGGCAAATTGAAAAAAATGAGTAATTGTAAAGAAAAGGCAATAGGATATGCTATAAATGGATTATTTATTGATGGAGGAGATCATAAACAATGGATATTAGAAAAAATATTAAAGGCCCTTAACGTTGATTTAGATAAAGTAAGAGAGGATGGTGATTGGGATAATGGAATCGCCCCATAGTTCTTATATTGAAAGAATAGAATATTTACTTAAGCTTCCAGGAATAAGGAGAAAATTAGTGCGTAAAATTATATCATTAGAAAGTGGAGAAAGTTGTTCTATCGAAATTGAAGACAATAACCAAAAAACAATATTAAAAGCAACAATTAATAATGCAAAATTTTGAATCAATCGAATCTTATCTAACTCATGCCCGACGTATGATCTGTAAATTTGGGGGAAGACATTCTAAAAAATTATTAAGTGACGAAGATTGTGTTGGAGAGGTGGCAGGAAGTATTATGAGGGCGGACTGGAATTATAAAGAAGGTTGTATTAAAAATAGAAAAACATGCAGTCCTAGTACATTACGCTGTGTCTATGCCAAAAATACTATTTTTTCTATTATTAAAGATTGGACACGACGTAGTAGAATAAAAACAAGCCCAATTACCGATCTTATTCCAGAAAAATATACCCAAAATCCTAGTCTTATTGCCGAACAAAACGATTATATTTCACATATATTAGAAAAATCTGGGTTAACAGAAAAACAGGTTGGATGCGTCGAAAAATATTACTTCGATAATATGACCCTGAAAGAAACGGGAAATTATTATGGGTTTTCTTATGAAGCAGCCCGCAAGCATATAGAAAGTGCCCATAATAAAATAAGAAAAAAAGTTGGAGATTATTATGAATAAACAATATACAATAAAAATCGCCCTAGCAGTTATTTCCCATAATTTATTAACGGGTGATGCTAATATTATGTCTATTGATGACAAGGAAATTATTCTTCCTTATTACACCATTGATGATAACCCAGATATACAACAAATTTTACAAAATTTAAAAGAAAAATATATTTCATTACACCATAAATGGATTGCACATGCCCCAAAATATTTTATATTTGATAAAGAAGAACTTTTTTTGGTCTATCGAGCAACAATTCCATTTGAAACACAATTAAATAATGCTTATTGGAAACCAATTTTAAACTGTGGTAATAATCCTATCTTGCAAAATATTATTAAAAATATCCTTGGTGATTTAGAATGAGTTTTATAAAAAAGATAAAAGAAAAATTTATAAATAAAAAAGAATTAATAGAAAAGGATAAAAAAGATAAAGAATATTTATCATTTATTACTTTTTGTATTTTACCCGAAAATGAAAACGACGTTTTTGTTAAAACCGATTGGGGAGAATGTACGGTAGAATCGGCCATATTATATGCGGAATTATTATATAGTATTAATCATGGGATGCTAGAGGAATATATTTTTGATATTTTGTCTAAAAGTGCTAGAAATGACATGGAAAAGAACTTTATTAATTTAGTTGTTGATTCCTACCATAAAATAGATGAAGACCAACCTCTTATAAGTGCGACAAAGGTATTGAAATGAAACTAATTAAACCATCGTTTGAAATTATAAATTGGAATATTGATAATGAATTAATAGAAAAATGTGGACGGATTTGCTATCAAAGTGAACCAAAAGGCAACCCTGATAAATTTGTCAAAATGGTAGTTGATCGAGGACATGAATCTGTCATTGAACATAGTTCGGCAAGTGTAAAATTAATTGTTGATAGGGGTTTTGCAAATGAATTAGTAAGACATCGTTTAGCCCAATATTCTCAGGAATCAACACGATTTTGTACGTATGAAAATGGTTGCACGTTTATTATTCCACCATGGGTTGATATACAACCAAAATATTATTTTGAAAACGAAAGTATTTTAGGTAATATAATAGATAAAGACTGGGCTTGTCAAATGTTAAATGCTGAAAATTGTTATAAAAGATTATTATCTAAAGGTTGGACGCCACAACAAGCTAGGTCCGTTTTACCAAATTCGTTAAAAACCGAGATTGTTATTACTGCAAATGCCCGTGAATGGCGACATATTTTTGAACTTAGGTGTGCCCCTGCCGCCCATCCTCAAATGCGTGAGATTATGATTCCTTTACAACAAGAATTCGCCAAAAGAAATAAAGTATTATTTTCGGAAATATAATATGCCACAAACATCCCCAAAGATCGGATGGGAAAAATGGAAAAGTCCCTACGATTTATCAAAAGATAAATATAATGATGAGTATAATGATGAAAAAGAAGATGTATTAAAGAATCAATATGCCCTTTTAAAAACATTTAATTTTTGGACAGGCCATACAAATTTTAGGATTACGCGGGAAATAGCAAAAATCGTTGAAGATACTAATGGGGTTGAAGTTTTGGCCATTATTTCCCCTTATCGAATGCATGTTGGAATAGGAAAAATGTTTAATTCATCAACCACGCGACATGTAATTAATAAAAATTTATACCAATATTTAGCAAGGCGGGAAGTAAAATATGGCACGGAAAGATGAGAGAGAAGAATTATTACGCATTATACATGAATATTCTCTTAATCCCAATACCCGCGAAATATATTTAAATGGAAGTTTAGAGGATATAAATAAAGAATCGTCCGAAATTGACTATCGCACATATGCCATATTTATTAAAAATTTAAACTTTCTGGTTTCACAAAATAAAACGCTCCCAATTATTATTCACTTGTCAACCATAGGTGGGGATTATGGGGCGGGAATTTCTATTTTTGACGCAATTTCAACCTGCCCATGTTATATTTATATTATTGTACATGGGGAGGCTTATTCTATTGGCAGTCTAATTTTACAAGCGGCCGATATGAGAATTATGATGCCAAATGCCTATTGTATGGTTCATGAAGGATCAATTGAAATACCATCGTCCACAAATAAAGTCGCTAATTCAACAATTGCGTGGTCAAAAAGTATAACTTCTATTATGCTGGATATTTATTCACAAAAATGTATTAATGGGGCATTTTTTAAGGATAGTGGTAAAGGTGAAAAGGAAATTAAAAAATTTATTCAGAATAAGATAGATAAGAAAGAAGATTGGTTTTTGACGGCCGAAGAAACGGTTTATTATGGATTGGCAGACGAAATTATAGGGGAAAATAATAAATATAAAAATATGAATGAAATAACCTAAATGGTGTATACTAATAATAGGAATATGGACTTCTATTTTTAGGATATTTTGGAAATACACCCTATTATTGGAGTGTAAAATGGCTAGTTTAATCGTTAATACGACTGGGACTGACGTTGGTACTGATTTTTATGATGCGGCTGGATCGGCAATTAGTTCTCAACCAAAGGTTGTGGGCGGTGCCGCAACTGCAATTAAGTATTCAGCAATGCTTGATAATGTTGGAATTGCCCAGGCAAATACTGTTTACGGTGGGTCAAAAGTTTATCGCGGATTTGACAATGGTGTTGCCCCCGCTTTTGTAAGTAGCACTGTTAATGGTACTATTGCAAACTCAGGTGGTTATTGTGGCATTGCCTCTGCAAGTCATGGGCTATCAATTGGAGCAAAATTATATATCGGTCCATCTGGAACTGGTTCTGTATCAGTTGGCCCAGGAATGGTAAAAAGTACACTTTATGGTGAACAAACTATTACCGCGACTGGTGCGGCTGGATTTACCACAAATAAATCATATAATACTGCCTATTTATCTGCCCAGGTATCTTGTTTTGTTGATAATACTTCAGCAAATTTTGCGACATTAACCCCAGGTAAATATATTGTTGCCCGTGGTAATACATATACCATTGCTGGTATTGCAAAGACTGCCCTTAAATCAATGACAAAGACAAACGCCCGTTCTACTCACAAGGTAGAGGCTATTCGCACACAAAAAACCTCTCTTGGTATGCAGGCTGGTTATTATAATGTGTTGACTGGCAAATGGACAACTGCCCCTTATGTCAGCGAAGATGGGGCAACAGGAAATATGAAATATGACGCTGCGGCAAGCGGTTCTCAAAGTTACGTTGGAACACTGACCTATAAATATGCCGATGTCCCAACAACCGCCTCATATCAGGCAAGAACTGAATAATTTTATTAATGGAAATTGGGCGGGACGAAATATTCCCGCCTATTTTTAATACTCTATAGGAAAATACACCGTGGCAATAAAAAAAGAAAATTTCAATGAGCATTTAGAGAGCAGGGTGGGTAAATTAGAGGGGACAATGGAAACATTGGCCGAAGGTTTAAAAACTACAAGTACGAATGTTGATAAGTTAATTAATCAGCAAAATCAATTTAAAGAAGAAGTTTTGGGTAAATTAGGTAGTCTAACCGCCCCGAAATGGCCTTTAATTCTTTCTTTTATAATGGCTGGGCTAACCATTCTTGGATTAGTTGGCACAGTTATGGCATTTATGATGTCGGGGCAACGTGATGCTATTGAAACATTAAAATCACAAATTCAAATAGCACAAGTAAACGAACTAAATAATAAATATACGGATGGTCAAACATCAATTATTCGGGAAAATATAACACGCGATATTACAGACCTTAAAAATAATATTCTTGATATACAAAAATGGCGAACATTTCACGAAAACGAAGATTCTAAATTACATGGAGAGGAATACGCCAGAATGGGAAAGTTAGATAAAGATGTTGAAAAAATAGAACAAAGACAATATTCCCACAATCTTAAAGAATAATTTATGTATGAAAAAGATAGAATATATATTCCATATTTAGAAGCAAAGCCGCTAATTAAAGACGCGGATTTATTTCTTTATAGAGGTGATGCTTGGTATTCTTTCTTTATAAAACGTGCAAGCCGTGGTGAATATTCTCATGCTGGTTTGGCAAGTTGGAATGATAACATTTTAGAAAGTATTGAATTTCATGGGTGGCGTGGCGGTGGGGCAACATTTAATGCCGATAATTTATTTCCCGAATATACAAAACAAATAGATGTTTATCGGGTGTCTGATTATATAGAGATAATAAATTACAACAAAGAATTTGCCGCAACAACATATAATAATTTGGTATTAGATAGAAAATGTGTTTGTCAAACAATGAGAAATTTAACAGGTCTTCCATATGGATGGCGGCGTATTTTTTGGTTTATAAAAAGTTATCTATTTGGATTGCGATTTTGTTATGACCTCGAAGACCTAACGTCGGACGAATTAGAAAAACTTATTTATCCCGTTTGTTCTACCGCAATTGCCTATTCTTTTAATAAGTGTGGATTTAAATTATTGCATCAATTGGCCGATGAATGGACACAACCTTCTAACCTTGCTAATAGTCCTCTTACAAATTATTTATTTACAATAGTTTAGGATTTTCTTATGACAATTAATGAATTAACGTCACAACTGTCTAAAAATGTCTACCCAAATGAAGAAAAGAAACAATTTGACCCATTAACAATATTAATGATAACATCGATAATAGTTAATATTATTCGGATTATACAAAATTGTCAACTGGACGATGAACGATTAAAAGATAAAATTAAAAATCCACATTTATTTGACAAGATTAGATTACGCCGTGCCGTTTTACACGAATTAAGAAAAGCTAATAATAACGACCTCGATAAAGAAATTGTTGTTGAAAATCTATACAAGATGGGGTATAATATAGATACCCGCGACATACAAAATCTTTATCAAGAGGTCAAAGATGGAAAGTTTTGATTGGTGTAAACATTTTTATGAATTTTGTGGTTTGCCACAATATGACGAAAATGATTTAGGAAATTTAGAGTGGACGCGACCCCCTCGTAAAACGCCTACCAGGGATGAGAGGTATATGGGTTTGGCATGGATTATTGCAGGATTTTCAAAAGACCCCGACACGCAAATTGGGGCTATTTTTGTTGGGAAAGGTAATTATCCCCTATCATTTGGATATAATGGTTTGCCCCGTGGGATAGACGATAATTCATTTGATTGGCAAAGAGAGAAAAAACGCGACGTGATGGTTCATGCCGAAATGAATGCCATTAGACATAGCGATAAGGAAAAGTTGGCAGGGTCTACTCTATATGTTACCGCAATGCCATGTCATAATTGTATGATTCAACTTATCAATTATGGTGTGCGGCGAATTGTCTATTATCCTCTAAAAGTAGATAAAAAATCCTCAATAAATGATAATATGAAGGATAAAACTTTATATCTTGCCAATTTATCAGGAGTAGAAATAGAAGAATTTAACGGAAATTTGAACTGGTTGGGCGAAAGGATAAAAAAACTATGATTACAAATACCCCAGAAATTACAAATTTTGAAATTGTTGTTTATAAAAGAGACTCGAAAGGAAATACTACCGACCAAAAAATTTCGTATAAAAGTGATTCGGGGTACAAAATAGCACAATTTTATGGGAAAAATGTCGTGGCATATCGACATAAAAAAGGAACAATTATTCCTGGTGCAGAAGAGGCGAATAGAATTTTGAAAGATATGTATGGAGATTAATTCAATAAATTAAAGCAAAAATTAGTGAAAAAGAAAATTATTAATAAATATGTATACATATGATGAAGTTTATAAAGCAACATTAGAATATTTTGATAACGATGATCTTGCAACAAAAGTTTGGATAGATAAATATGCCATTCGCGATAATGAAGATAATTTATTAGAAAAAACTCCCGCAGACATGCATAGGCGATTGGCTAAAGAATTTGCCCGAATTGAAAAGGGGAAATTTAAAGAGCCGATGTCAGAGGATGAAATATTTGGATATTTCGACAGGTTTAATTATTTGGTCCCTCAGGGTAGTATTCTATTTGGAGTTGGGAATTCATATCAATATACTTCACTTTCTAACTGTTTCGCCCTTACCCCTCCGTCTGACAGCTACGCAGGGATTTGTTATACAGATGAACAACTTTTACATGTGGCAAAAAATAGAGGAGGCTGTGGAATTGATCTATCATTACTACGCCCCGAAGGTGCAAAAACTAATAATGCCGCAAAAACTTCTAGTGGCCCAGTTTCTTTTGCAAAAAGATATTCTAATAGTATAAGAGAAGTAGCACAATGTATTGAAGAAAATCAACGTGTATTAACAAAACGTGGATTAATTAAAATTAAAGATATTATCCCTATTCAAGATGAAGTATGGACTAAACAGGGTTGGGTTCAGGTTAAAAAACTTGTCAAATCAGGAATTAAAGAGGTTTTTGAGATAAAAACAAACGGTGGATATAGTATTAAAACATCTGCCGATCATATTTTTCTTAGTGGAGACGGAATAACAGAAAAACCTTTAAAAGATATTGGATTGGCCAAGGATATTTGTTTACTTGTTGGACCTACTAATAATATTTTACAAAATAAAATTGAATTAATTCCTTATAAATATCAAAAAAACACAACAGGAAATAGAAGCAATCGTTTAAAAGAATATTATAATTTACCAACACTTTTAGATGAAAAATTAGCATATGTATTGGGATATATGTACGGAAACGCCTCGGTAGAATATGATAAAAATAACGAACCAATAAGTATATCAACGGCATGTCCCAATAATTATCCAGAAATTAAACATAAATTTATTTCATATGTTAAAGAATTATTTAATTATGAAATTAATGCAAGGCCAGGGGATGGCAAATGTGAGAAATTAGGTATTAATAGTAAGATTATTTGTTATTATTTACAAAAAAATGATTTATTAAAATCTGGAGCATTTACACAAATATTTCCAGATAAAATATTAGATGCAAATACTTTTATACAATCGTCATTTTTATGTGGTCATTTTGACGCGGATGGTGATGTTGCATATAATAAAGGTGGTTATAGAATTCGTTCTGTTAATGAATTATTTCTTCGAGAATTTCAAACTATTTTATTATCACATGGAATAATTTCTAAAATTGCCGTAGAAATACGTAGTCAAAAACATCCAAATTGGAAAGATATTTATACAATTGGTATAACAGGAGCATATTCTACAAAACTTTTCTTTCAATTTGCACAAAATAGTATTAAGGTTAAAAAAAGCCAACATATTGGGAAGAGTGACCGTCGCTTAACTCCATATACCTCAAAAATATTTAATATTCAACGTGGTAAATATAAATTTTGTCCTGATTATCCACACAAGATGAGTGTTGCATGTTATGCAAAACTCCAAAAAACTGAAAAACATTTACCAAATATATTATTTAATGAAACAATTAAATCTATTATATCTATTGGAAAATGTGAAACATATGATTTAGTTTTGGAAAAAGAACATTTATTTTGGTGCGAGGGGTTTTATGTGCATAATTCTGGCCGTCGTGGGGCCGCTCTAATGAGCATGGATTGTCAGCATCCTGATATAGAAAAATTTATTGATTGTAAGAAAGATAAGACACAAATAACAGGTGCAAATCTTTCGGTTAAACTACACGACGATTTTATTACAAAGGCATTAAATAGAGAAAAATATACAAAGCAATGGCCTATTAATCATAATAATCCAAAATTTACACAAGAAATTAATGCTGAAGATTTATGGAATAAAATAATTCAAGCCGCCCATGAAGCAGCGGAGCCAGGAGCATTGTTCTGGGATACAATTTTACGTGAAAGCATAGGTAACTGTTATAAAGAACTTGGGTTTGGTGAGATTTCAACCAATCCTTGCCAACCAAAATGGGCCACTGTTCTAACGCCTAATGGTATTACCACTATTGAGAAAATTAATATTGGTGATAGAATTTGGTCAACAGATGGATGGACAACTGTAATCAATAAACAATTTACTGGAATCAAAGATGTATATAGATTTAATACATATCATCACAAATATTTTAGGCGGAAACAATCCAAAACTGGAACACAACAGTTTTATGGTACATTAAATCATAAAATTGTATCAGAAGGTATGAAAATTGAAATATGTAAAGCAAAAACTATAGATATATTTAAGCAAAATACCGATACAGGAACTATTACAGTACCATTGTGTGATCCAGAGTTTATATCTAACGAGGAGGTATATAGTATAACAGTAGACAATAAATCCCATACTTACTGTAGTAATGGATGTAATGTTTCAAATTGCGGAGAACAACCGCTTCCAATTCTGGACACCTGCCGCCTATTACTACTGAATTTATATTCTTTTGTTGACGACCCATTCACCAAAAATGCAAAATTTAATTATGATAAATATTTTAATTATGCAAAAATTGCACAAAGATTAATGGATAATATTATTGATCTTGAAATCGAAAGAATAGATAAAATTATTGATAAAATCACAAATGACGATCAAGATAAAAATGTTAAAAAAAGAGAATTAGATTTATGGATTACTGTTAAACAGATGTGTGTAAATGGACGTAGAAGTGGCACTGGAACAACTGGGTTGGCAGATGCAATGGCCGCATTAGGAATTAAATATGGAACAAAACAATGCGAAGAAGTAGTAGATAAGATTTATAGAACACATAAAATGGGTTGTTTTACGTCTTCGGTAGAAATGGCAAAAGAACTAGGGGCGTTTCCTATATGGAATAAAGAACTTGAAAAAAATAATCCATTTCTATTACGTATTAAAGAAGAAAATCCACAATTATATTCCGATATGCAAAAATATGGGAGAAGAAATATTGGATTATTAACCCAATCCCCCGCAGGAACAATTAGTTGTGTTACCCAAACATCGTCTGGGTGTGAACCATTATTCTATCTTTCTCAAAAAAGAAGAAAAAAAGGAAATTTAAATGATCCTAATTTTAGGTGCGATTTTACCGACCAAAATGGCGATCATTTTATGGAGTTTGAATATATTCATCCTAAGGTTAAAATTTGGCAAAATATTACTAAGGAAAACGATATAACAAAATCACCATGGTATAACTGTTGTGCCGAAGATATCAATTATAAGAATCGTATTGCTATTCAAGGAATAATGCAAAAACATATCGACGCAGCTATTAGCAGTACAATAAATCTCCCTGAAGACACAACAGTTGAAACTATAGGCGAAATTTATAAATTGGCTTGGGAATCTGGATTAAAAGGTATTACAGTCTATCGCAAAAATTGCCGTTCAGGTGTAATATTAGATAATTCAAATAAAAATAAATTATCAGATCAAAATAAACGCCCTAAAGAATTACCCTGCGATGTCTACCACTCAATTGTAAATGGCCAACAATATTTTGTACTCGTTGGAAAATTAAACAATCAGCCCTATGAAATTTTCGCTGGTAAAAATGGAATAATCGATAATAAAATCAAATCTGGGACAATTATACGTAAAAAGAAAGGATTTTATAAAGCCATATTTTCTGATGATGACACCGAATTAAGTCCTATCACAAGTTTTTGTACAGATGTTGAAGAGGCTATTAGTCGCCTTGTGTCCATTTCACTAAGGGCAAATGTTGATCTTAATTTGATTACAACCCAATTAGAAAAGACGGGCGGAACAAATCCCCAAATGCACTCTTATACAAAAGCCATTGCCCGTGTACTTAAAAAATATATTAAGGATGGAACAAAAATAGAAGGCGAAACATGTCCCGAGTGTGGGGGCCAGTTAGTAAGAAAAGAAGGTTGTTGGACGTGTGATAAAAACTGCGGATATAGTAAGTGTGCCTAGGAATTATTTAAATGGGCAAGGCAAACGATAGAACTATTGTCGAATTCAACAAGAAAATGGCTGGATGGACCATTGATAAAATTACAAAGCCGCCTATAATGAGTGGGCGATTAACATTCCACCTTTCAAAAGGGACCGATAAAAAGATTTTAACATTATATATGAATGATTCGCATATTTGGACAAGGGGACACAAAGATGGATTATGAGAAATTTAAAAAAGAAATCGTAGACTTAATGGAAAATATTTTTAATAAATATAAAATCCCAGGATGGATATGCGTATATCATGCAATTGATATGTCAAGTAAACATTTTGATATACTAATCCCATCTTATGAAATAAAAAATATTCATTATGGGATAATCTCTTTTATAAATGAGATCATTGATGAAATTGGAATAGGACGTATACAAGTTACAGATATATGTGTGTCACCATATAGAGGAGTCAGTTTTCGCGAAAGTAATTTCCCAACAAATAAATTAAAAGAATCTTTTTTGTTTACAATAAGATATAATATTATTCCATGGCATAAAAAGTTATATCCCAAAGAATTAGATAACGAAATTCAAACGGTATTATACGAAGATTTAAAAAATGAATTAAAAAATCGACTGATTTCATTAAAAAAAACATCAATAGACAGGGGATATTTATCTAAATATAAATTCGATGTAAATTTTAAACCCATTATATATCTTATCCCAAATACTTTCATAAAAGATATAACAATAGATGATATTAAAGAACATATTATAGAAATAGCAGATAAAATAATACAATTAAATGAAAGAAAATTTGAAATTTTATATGATGGATTTACACAAAAAACATCAAAAATAGTCATTGGTAAAATAAAGTTGTATAAAACAGACGATTTTTATATATTATGGATTCCTATATTTAAAGGGGCACATATGCCAACGTATACATTTGAGTGTGTTAAAGAAGAGGGCGGATGTGGCGAAATATTTGAAGAATATATGCCAATGTCCGACTATACCGAAAGTAATTTTCCTCCCTGCCCAAAATGTGGGGGTATTAGAAATGTAAAAAGAAATTTTGCCGAAGATCAGATTAGGGGAACTGTTGAAACACAAACCCTGGGTTCATGGGCGGAAAAAAATACCGATAAAATGAGTTCGGACCAAAAACAGGCCCTACACGAAAAACACCACGATTATCTAATTAATAAACAACGCCCCGAATTACCAAAAGATATGAGATATCTTAAAGACCCATCGAGATTTAAACAAAGATGAGACCTAATGCTATAAAAGCCAAGCCTCACGATCCGCTTGCCCCGCATCAGGCAATTATTACAATTAACTGTGATATTATGGAAAATTTACCAAGCGGGCATGTTAGTGGATTTGTGATTAAAAAATTAACTAAATTGTTATCTGTAAAAGGAAAGGACTATGAAGAATGCCTAAAAAAAGCCGAGAACATGTTGCAAAACCTGTCAAACCCCATGGAATAAGACAGGCCGAAATGGCCGAAGCTGTTCGTCCATTAAAAGTTGATAAACCAAATACAAAATCTGCACCTCAATTTAAAACATTTTTTACAATATTTGGTAATCACGACCGACTTATTGATGAGGAGGGAAATGAGGGCGAAAATGGATATCCCGCACTTAACACCGAAATAAAATCTAAAGTTTATGCCCGAATAAATCATGGACCAAGGACAAAATACTATGTGCGGGTTGATGCCATTGGAAATTTCTACAATCCAATTGGCCTATATGAAGAGAAAAGCAATAAATCCCGATATGTGGACAATTTTGTTTTTGCCGAAGTTAATTTTGACATATTCCTAAAATATGTTAAATTTTTAAAAACACGAAATGACGGATATCTGCGTCAGGCACAACGAGAGGGGATGTAATGAAATATCAAAAATTAACAATAAAAGAAAAATATGCAATCCAGGGGATGGTAGCAAGTGGGTTGGGATATGCCGAAATAGCCCGAATTTTAAAGAAAAACGTGGCCTGTGTGACCAATTATATTAAAAAAGACCTAAGTGTTAAAAAGATAGATGAAAAATTTACCCAGGTCAATGATTTAAATCTTGGGGTGCCTAAAAAGCAATCTAAAATGGTAATTCAAAAACGGGCAGGTGCAACGATAATGACACAGGCTGGGTCTGAAATTGGCGATGAAATTATTAAACATATTCCAAAACTTTCGAGAAGTATTCGCGGACATTTATATAATAGTGAGGGCGAACAATTATAAGGATTGTGGAATATGGCAAAGGACCAAACGGAGAAATCCAGATATCCCTCAAGATATTCGCCAGGACAATATGTTACAGCCGCCCAATATATTATAGAACTTGTCTGTGAACAATATGCCCGTAAACAAGGAAAAGAACTTCCAATCCATTTTTGGAAATTAGACGAATGGCGAACTTATTGGGGCGGGCAGTGTAGGACGGTCAATCAGTTAATTAAAAAATTCCCCCCTTCCCTCCTTATCAAAATAATTAAGGAAAAAAAACTTGATAATGTTAGGCCAAAATGGGCACAGGCCCTATTTATCAAGGGAATGATGGAATATAAGGAAGTTAAAGAAGAAAAACAAAAGATAGACCGCCCAACTGAAATTATTCTTCCTAAAAAAAATATTAAGGGCGGAATTTTAGATAAATTAGACGAAATTGATAATGAATAATAAAACAATAAATATATCTCAACTATCAACAACTGAAATCAAAGCATATCTATTTGATTTACAATATCACAATTGCAATGGATCATTTGATAGTTCAAGTTTACCATTTGAGGGTAATAATCGCCCATGCGATGGGTGTGCAATGGTTATGCAATTGAGGGTGGAATTAAATAAAAGAAATAATCAAATAAATGTGTAATACAACAAAAAAGATTCGTGTTAAAATATCAAAAGATTTATCTTACACAGGTAAAACAAGATATAAATATGCCAAAATAGATAGTTGTATTGCTGATATTGTAGTGGCTTTAGAAAAATCAAAAATTTATATGCGTGGTTCATGCTGCGGGCATGGAAGAACAAATGGCGAAATTTTACTTGAAGACGGTAGAATTTTGTTAATCAAACCAAAATTATCAATTAAATAAATAAAATAATATGGCTAAGAAAAAAGACGAAAATTCCCAAAATGGCGATACGATTATCAAAAGTATTAAAGACGATTTTGGTGATAATGTTTTGGTTAATGCAAATTACATTTTAGAAAGGAAAAAGGTTGTAATTCCTATTGGACCAGCACTGGATAGTATTTGTGGTGGGATTCCAGAGGGTTCGTATGTAATTTTTACTGGGCCACCAAAGGCGGGCAAATCTCTTACTTCTTTATATTTTGCTGCGACTGCCCAGGACATGAAATATGCGGGCGAATTATGCCCAAATGGACGAGAGGTTTATTATTATAATATTGAGGGCCGTTTAAAAGAACGTGATATAGAGGGAATTCCACATTTATGCCGCGAAAGATTTTTTGTTATTCAATCTAATCCTAAAAAAATATTGACCGCAAGTGATTATCTTGAAATAGCAGACCGACTAATTAATACTAAACCTGGGTCAATTCATATTTTAGATTCATTTTCCGCCCTTTGTACCGAGGCTGAAAAAACTGGCGGGATGTCTGATATGCAAAGGGCAGATGGACCTAAACTTTTGGCTAAATTCTGTCGAAAAATATGTAATGTCACTCCTGTTAATAATACAATAGTTATAGGTATTACCCACCAAATGGCTAATGTCACGGGTTATGGGTCGCCCACATCAGAAAAATCGGGTAATTCATTAAAATATCAGGTTGATGTTAAATTTATGGCAAAAAAAGTTGAACGTTGGAGTTTGAAGGATGGGGAACCCCCAATTGGGCAATCGGTAGACTGGGAATGTCAGGCCACCGCCCTTAATATTGCCCCCTGGGGAAAGGCAACTAGCTATCTTCGATATGGAATGGGCATTGACAAAACTCAGGAATTGGTTATAATGGCGGCAGACCTTGGGGTTATTTCGGAAGGTGGGGCGGGATGGTTTACTCTTCCAATGTTTGACAATATGAAATTACAGGGACGTGAAAACGTAAGACGATTTATAACCGTGACAGAAGGGGCGTATGAAAAAGTTTATCAGGAATTAAGAAATATTATAGGGTAACAAAATGGACAAAATAAATAAAATAGCCGAGTGTATTAAAGCATTTAAAGAAGATAAAACAATTGAGATGTATATTCCAATCGAAGGATATGAAAGATGGATTGTTATAAAAGATAGTGAAATGCTTGAAATGGCAATTGCCGATTATGTAGACGAAAAGGGTGACATACGAATAAAAAAAGAACCAATGGTAATTTGGGTTAATGTATATGCACAAAAGGATTTTGGGGCTCCTTATGCACATCAAATTGATGCCATGGATAATTGTAAAAAAGGTGGAATTACCACAAAATTTATAGAAGATTTATCATAGAGGTGCCCAACTGAAAGTCACAGATCTCAATGGTAATAAATATATCTGGAATATTGCGGATTGCACAGTAAATTCCACAAATAAAAGAGTGGCCCGCTCTACCCTCCATTTAAAAACACGGGAAATATTATTAGAAAAATACCCCACACTAACAATTTGTGAGGAATGCCCTATTACCCTAAGACGTGGCGAAATCGCGTATATTGATTTTTATCTTCCTCTCTTAAAAATTGCCATAGAAGTTAATGGTGAGCAACATTTTAAATATATCCCACATTTTCATGGGTCGGCCCAAGTATTTCTACGGGCAAAAAAACGTGATAGAGATAAGGCTGAGTGGTGTGAAAGAAATGGGATTAAATTGGTCAATTTGAATTATAATGAGGATATTGAGGAATGGAAGACAAAAATATAATTTTTGATTATGTTGTTAATAGACCAATTAAAGACAAAACATTAATTTGTCCATTTTGCAATAGCGAAAATATTGATGAATTAAGTCATGAATCCACTCTATTAGGTAGTGTAACAAACAGAGACCCAAATCATCATTGGATTTATTGTAAATGTAAAAACTGCGAACAAAATTTTACCCAAGAATACAAATTAAACAATGTATGGTATACTTTTAATAAATTTGTTATAAAAGGTATTCCGTCTTGTTTTGAACAATATATATTGATATGTAAGTGTGGCGGACATGTTAAAAGATTGTACAGAGATGATCTTAAAAAAGAATATGAATCGCAATGCCATAAAAAGTATAAATGTTTTTATAAATGTAAAAAATGTAATATTGAATTTGAATATCCATCAGAATATTATTTAGAGGATTAAATGGCCGAAGATAATTGCCCAGCCAAAGAAAAAATGGAAAAAATTGAAGCCGTATTAGATGAATACGAGCATCAATGTGGTTTCCCACAACTCAAAAGTCCAGGACAAGAAAAAGAATTGGACGAATATCTAAATATGGATCGCGAAACTGTAGAAAAACTTACCCCAGATGCCGCCTGTTCATTGGCCTATCGTCTTTCTCAATTTGCATTTTATATCCAACGTCTTTACAATAGAGAAAAATCCCGCAAAACATGGGCAGAAACAGAACTAAATCGGGTAATCGCTGGGCATATTGAGGATTATAGCCAATATCTAAAATATGAAATGAGGACCGCAATGGTTTGTCGAGAGAATGCCTATGCCACAAATGTGCAAAATATTGTTAGGTATGCCGCTCAAAGAATGCAACGATTGGAAGATTTATCAGCGGGAATTCAAAATTTAGCTGGGGCAATTAGATCGGTTGGATATGTAAAACAACAAATTAATAGGAATGCGTAATGGAAAATTTTTGTAAATTATTACTTAATGGATATATATTAGATAAAATTAATTATATTTTAGATAAAAATAAATATTATATAAAAACTATACAAAAAAGAAGGGTTGTTTTATCTTTTGAAATTTTAGAAGAAACAATACATTCTGTTACAATAAAAAAAATATATATTAATGAAAATAGATTGGATGTTGTCAAGAAAACAATAGATATCCTAGCAGTTAATTTTGTCAAAATAATCAATTATTATATTGCCCAAAATTGTTATTTCACAATATATATAGACAATGATGATATTGCATTAGAATTTATAGAAGATGATGACGGACTTACTATTAAATGTTGTATGGAAAATATATTTTTAACAAATTATCAAGAGGAATAGAATGTTAGATATAGAAGATATTGAATTAATTAAAAATATTGTTTCTGAGGCTATTGCGGCAAAAAATCCGCCCAAGACACCAATTAAAAAAACAAAAAAGAAAGTGGTTAAAAAATCACAAAAAACACCACAAAAACAAAATAAACAAAAAAAACAATCGAATACGGTTTCAATTCAACCAATTAGGTTGTCAAATAAAAAACCTGTAAACACCCAAGGGGCATCGAGAATTGCCGAAATAGAAGGAAAATGTCATAATTATGGGAGAACCGAGTCATTCCAACTTGTGAAAAATCGCCCAAATCTCTTTTTGTCTAGCGATATTAAAAATATGCACAAAGAAGATGTTAAAATAGACAAAATATTAAATAAAAATAAAAACAAAACCCAAAGACGCGATCCAGTTCAAATGTATTCCGTGGATTGTATTCGTTGTGGTAAAGAATTTGTTGTCACATATGACATTATTCCATTTGATGCCGAAACCAACGAACCGAATTATACTTGCGATAGTTGTGCAAGGAGATAAATTTGTCAACATTATTTGCCGATTTGGCCTCTGAACGGGCGGTTTTAGCAGGAATTTGTCGATATAATAGTCCTGCCTATTATGATGTTGTAGATATAGTTCAGGAATCGTCTTTTAGTTCTGAATTAAATCGTTATATTTATCAAAGTATAAAATCAATATTTAATAAACAAAATAATGCAAAATTAGATATTCCAACTCTTCAGGTATCGGCACAGGAACTTGGGCTAGGTTATTTATTTGCTAAAAAAGAAGATGTTCAATATTTACAGGCATTGTTTGAATTTCCCATCGATTTAGATAATGTTCGTAGATTTGCCGCCAAAATACGTAAACTAGAAATTGGCAAGTTATTATACTCAAAGTTGGCAGAGGCTCAACAAGCATTATTAAAGATTAACGGCAGCGAAACAGTCGCATCCATTTTAAGTATTGCCGAGGAAAAAATCTTTAATTTTTCTTCCTTATTAAATAATAAGTCTGAAGACACTGAGTTAATGGGTGAAAATGTTGAGGAAATTCTTCAAAATCTAATCGACAATCCCGTGACACAAGTTGGTATTCCAACGGGGTTTCCTGCCTATGATAAAATGATTGGGGGCGGATTAAGAGATGGTTCTGTTACTGTTATATCAGCACGCATTAAAGAAGGAAAGAGTATGTTAGCCGATAATATCGGGCGACATATTGCAGAAAATTATTGCCCTGTTCTTAATTTAGATACAGAAATGTTAAGGGAAGATCATCTATACCGTACTTTAGCTGCAATGACAGAAGTTTCAATTGATGATATAGAAACGGGCAAGTTTGCCCAAAATCCATACAATAAAATAAAAGTACAACAGGCCGCACAAAAACTCAAAAAAACCCCCTATCATCATAAAAATATTCGCGGGATGACATTTGAAGAACAATTATCGGTAATTAGAAGATGGATTGCTCAATACGTAGGATTTAATCCAGATGGAACAGCAAAAAAATGTGTAATTATTTATGATTATATCAAATTGATGGACACCGAAGATATTAGTAAAAATATGGCCGAACATCAATTAATTGGTTTTATGATGACTTCTATGCATAATTTTGCCATACAATATAAAATTCCATTTCTTGCATTTTGCCAACAAAATCGAAGTGGTATTACCAAAGAAGATACGGGTACAGCATCACAATCTGACCGTATTCTTTGGTTATGTGATAGTTATAGTATATTTAAAACTAAATCAGATGAGGAAAGAGCGGAAGATGGTGAAATAGTAGGAAATAAAAAATTAATTGTTTTAGTTGCCCGTCATGGAGAAGGATGTGAAATGGGTAATTATATTAATTTGCATATGAAGAGACATTGTGGTAAAATCACCGAAGGGAAAACCAAATTTGAATTAGAATCAGATAAAAATAACCACATGGAAGAAGGTTTTAAAACTGAATATAACGACGAAGATATCCCATTCGATCCCCATTAAATGGACAAAAAATTTGTTGAACAGGAAAAACTCTACGCCATATCTATTAATGTTATGGCCAGAATTGATGAGATTTTGCAATGTTTGGGCGTAGAATTGCGGGATAGTCGAAAAATGTTGGTTGGCCCATGCCCAATTCATGGCGGGGATAAGTTTAACGCCTTTAATTTATATATAGAAGAAGATGGTATTGGGATATGGAAATGTCGCACACACAATTGCCACCGCCATTTTGCGGGTAATATTATAGGATTTATTCGCGGTGTATTATCACACCAAAAATGTGGATGGGCACAAAATGGGGATAATGTTTATTCATTTGCCGACACACTAAAATTTATTTCTGATTGTTTGAACGAAGATTTTTCTTCTATTAAAATAAATTCGGATAAAATGGAACAACGGCGTTTCATTGGATATTCAAGATATTTTCAAAAAATACAACAAGTTAAAAATGGTACGACACGGGAAGATATTAGAAAAATACTAACGATTCCATGTCCATATTTTATTAAACGTAATTTTTTACCTCAAACACTTGATTATTTTGATATTGGAACATGTAATACACCAACGAGTATTTTATTTAATTCGTCAGTTGTTCCAATTTATGATATAGAGAAAAAATTTGTTATAGGGACAAGTGCAAGATCAATATGGGAAAAATGTCCAAGGTGCGGAACATGGCATAACCCAAAAAGAGGATGCCCTGGCTATTTTGAAATTGATAAATATTCCAAATGGAGACATTCTAGTTTTAAGAGAAATATGTCTTTGTATAATTATTGGAATGCCGCCCGCGATATATACCGTACAAAAGTATGTATTTTAACCGAATCTCCAGGGAATGTTTGGGCACTACAACAGGCTGGTTTACCTATTGGTTTGGCCACTTACGGGACTGCCCTAGACGAAAATCAAATTAGGTTATTAAACATGACGGGGGCACTTTCGGTTATAATTATTGGTGACAATGACAAGGCGGGCCGCGAGTTTAACGTAATTAATACCAAAAAATTGCGGTCTATGTTTGATATTCATACTATTATTCCTTGTAAAAATGATGTTGGTGAAATGGAAATCGCGGAAATTAAACAACAAATTAAGCCGATTTGCGTATCTTGCAAGGAGAAATGGGCGATTTTGTAAAGAAAGAGTTGACAAAAGCCCGATATAGACTATAATATAGGTGTCAGAGCAAACGAAGTTCCTATTTTATATCAATGGAGATTTTATTACTTCAGGCTCTTTCTTATGAAGCATAGGTAGTTCCTATTTTTTACATTTAATAAAACTTACTACCCGCTTCATTTTTTTAGATTTTGGCATAGGAAGTTCCTATTTAAAACTTGAAATTTTTACTTCTCGCCTTTTTATTTTGAGGATTTTATGAACAAGGAAATTATTGTCGCGACGCTCAGTTTATTTAACGGGATTATTGTCTCAAAAAATTCTTATGATGACAAAATTTTGTCCCGATATCTTAAAAGTAAGCAATATAAATGGGCGTTAAATCGCGGATTTGTATTATCTCCATCCATTTATTGTGAATATAAAAATGACGTACCCACCTCATTATTAAATCAAATTAATGAATCCGTTGGTATTGATGGAGCAAATCTTAATTCATCCTTCCATAAATCCTGGGAAAAGGTTCGTGACACGCCCATGGAACAATTGGTTATTGAACAAATTACCCATTATTTTACAACCTATAGTTTTGAAGCATTGGGAATTGATAATAGTGGACTTGTTTATATTCCTCTTGAAAAGTTAAAAATTCCAAAAATCAATATAGAAAAAATACCCGTTATATTAATTCGCGGATATACAATTGATGAAATTAAAGAAAAAATTTCAAAATTATTATCTTCAGGAATCGCCCTTTCTGCCGAGACAATTCAACATATTACATTATTAATTAAAAATTATAAATTATTTACCGCATCTGATATTACTAATGTAAAAAATAAAGAAATGCGGGTGGTATTATATAAAGAATTGAATATTATACCATCCGACAACATTGAATTTTTGCGATTTTTAGTCTACATTATCACTGGAAATTCCCTGCTTATTAAAAATAAAGAAACTATTCAAGCAATTAAGGATGATTATTATCTTCCAGAGGTCCATGAATATTTCAAGGAATATTGTTATTATTACGGAATTCCAAAATTGGGCGAAATATTTTATAGATTTAAACCTCTCTTCTTGGCCTTCAAAACCCATACAGGATGTTCCACAATCATTAATGATATTAGAAGGGCAGCAAAACATAGCCATAAATCATTAAAAGAGGATTATTTAAATTCAGTTACACAACTTTTGGCAAAAGATCGGCTGGATTTACGTAAATTGTTAGACGAATTAAAAAAGGTTAATATATTTAGAAAAATTAAATTATTATATGCCCTTAATACAAGGTTGATGGATTGTAGTAGTGCAGTTTATAATATTAGGAATGGTAAAACATGGACAAAAATCCTTCCTGTAATAGACTATAATTATGAACATTTAAGTAATGTATATAACGAAGTCTATTCAAATATCGTTGATGATGTTTTACCTAATGTTAAAGGGAAAAGGATTTATATCCCCAAAAATATTACCTATGCCATTCCCTCAACTGAAAAACAATTTGTTGATAAAATTCCAGCAGGAACAAATGTCGAATTTCATACCAATGTGGTCTTTGGTGTTCATTGGACAAATAATGAGAATAGGGTTGATTTAGACCTTTCTCTTTTATTGCCAACACAAAAAATTGGGTGGGATGGATATTTTCGTTCTGGTGGCGATATATTGTTTTCTGGGGATATGACTGACGCCCCGTTACCAAATGGGGCTGCTGAACTATTTTCAATCGATAAGAATAATCAGAAACAATTTTTGGTTAGCCTAAACTATTTTAATTTAGAGGAAAAAACAACTAATTTACCATTCAAACTATTCCTTGCCAAATCTTTTGATAGTAAAATGGGCAAAAATTATATGGTTGATCCAAATAATATTATTGTCCAGTGTAATCTCGAATTGAAAAGGCAACAAAAAATTATAGGGTTTATTGATAATAATAAATTTTATTTTGTTAACGGCGATTTTATACAAAACCGCACTTCTAGGGCAAATAAACATACCTTAAATGCGATGGAATATTTTACGAAATTCTATCAAAAAGCCCCAAGTTTGAATATATTATTACGACAGGCGGGAGCGATTTTAGTTGATAACCCAGAAGATTGTGATATTGATCTTAGTTTACAGAACTTAGAAAAAGATACAATTATTAATTTATTGATTAAACAATGAAAAAGACCATAATAGACTGGTTGGTTATTAAAACCCATGATGAATTTAAACAGTTGGAAAATAAATGCCAACGTGAAAATATTTGGATTGAAAATTTGGTAATTGGAATGGAATATATAGAAAGACCAATAAAAATACCATGGAATATTGATGCTTTATATTTTCCACTATTAAAAAGATTTAAAAATATTTCATTTTTTTCAACACACGAAAAAATATATAATAAAAAATTCTTTATTGTGCTTCCATTGAAAACCGCATTTGTTCCAGCTAGTATTGTGTCAAACTATCGCGTGAAATATAATTTATTATGGTAATTGATATAGATAAATTTAATTATTAAAACAATATAAAAATGATAATAATATTAGATAAAGACGTACTTCTGAATAAGAAAATTTTAGATAAAATTGGAAATGCCGAAAGAAATAATGTACTCGGCGTAAAAGATATTTTAGAATGTCAACTCGCCCTTATGGATACGGAATGCGATCTTTTAATTATCAATACAGATTACGAAGAAAAGACAGATGTTTTGTGCAAATGGATAGTAAAAAACAACCCGTTTATAAAACGAATTATTCTTTTTGCAAAATCCAAAAAATCAGATGCTAATGTTAAAATTCTAAAATCTGGGCAATATAAAGTCGATGTTATGGATAAAAAGATGTTTAGAGAAGGATTGGAAAAGTTGTGAATTTCCGCGAACACTTGGCCCAACGGGGATTAACCCCCGAAATTCACTGCTGGATAGATTATAAAAAGGAGTTAGTTACATTCCCGTTGTATAATGGAGGATTACAATTAGCGGGTTATCAAATATATAATTGGAATGAGCGGGCAAGGCGTAATAATGGCGGGCGGTATTGGACTTATATTTCTTCTTCTTTTAAAAATAATGTTGTGTACGGATTAGGCAATCTTAAAAATACACCAGAATTATTTATAGTAGAGGGGATTTGGGACGCCATTAGAATAATTCAGTGCGGATACAATGCAATTGCCACCATGTGCAATAATCCAAATAAACAATTAGTTTGGTGGATAAAACACTTTTTTACCAATAAAACACGTATTGTAATATGTGATAACGATAATGCGGGAAAAGAATTGGGGAAGTGTGGTAATTATTCTTATTCTATTGAAAGTCCATACAAAGATATTAATCAAATGCCATTTAATCAGGCAAAAATATTTTTAGAAAGTTTATTGAGGGAAATATGAATCAAACAATTATTGGGTTGGCGGGGCGAAAATCATCGGGCAAAAATACATTTGCAAATTTCATGGTCGGAGCCTATATGGTCGGTCTTGGAATTTCTCGATCTTTTAATATACTTGAAGATGGGCGGTTATATATATCCGATATCGACGAAATAGATAATACGGCGGGAATATTTGACTATTACAACCAAACTAAATCAATGGCCGAATTTAAGAAAAATCGCCTTGATCCATTTATTAAATTGTATAGTTTTGCCGATTTATTAAAGAAAAATGTTTGTATGGATATTTTAGGACTTTCATATGAACAATGCTATGGGACAAATGAACAAAAAAATGAATTGACGAATTTACCTTGGGAAGATATGCCAGCAATTATTAGTGATAAAATACTGTCTCATAAATCTGGACAAATGACCGCTCGCGAAGTTTT